TGGAACCGAAGTTGTAGGAAATATTATTTGTGCTAAAACTCAAAAGTCGCGCCTAAGTAAGGAGAATCAAAATGTTGAGATTCGTTTGTTTTATGATGAACGCGGTCTGGATCGATATTATGGATTACTTGAACTTGGTGAGGAAGCGGGTATGTGGAAAAATACTGCAGGTAGGTACGAAATTAATGGTAAGAAAATTTACGGTAAAGAAATCCTGAAAAATCCAGATCAATACTTTACAGAAGAAGTGATGCAAAAACTTGATGCAGCCGCAAAAGAGCAATTCTCTTATGGTTGAATTAAACGATCTGATTAAAATTCATGATAATGCATTAGAACCCGAAATATGTGATTATTTAATTTCTTTATTTGAGCAGTCTTCGGATAAGCATGAAAGAATTGAAAACGATTCAAAACCAAATTTTACTCAGTTTAATTTCACAGAAAATCGTAATCTATCTACAGAGACTAATGAAATTCATAATTTAATTATTAAAAAAGTCTTTGAATATAGAGATTTATATTATGAATTTATAGACAAAAGAGTTTTTCCCGAAGAACACGCATTTGAACAATTTAGAATTAAACGATACAATCCAGGAGGAGATGATTGGTTTGATACTCATGTAGATGTAACTAATCATGAATCCTCCAGAAGATTTTTATCTTTTATGTGGTATCTCAATGATGTTGAGACTGGTGGAAATACTATTTTTGATGGTATGATGATTAAACCCAAAAGAGGCACTCTTGTGATTTTTCCTCCATTATGGATGTATCCACATAGAGGTGAACCTCCATTAAGTGGGCCAAAGTATATCATGAGCGCATATTTGCATTATAAGTAATGGAACGACTTGAACACACTATTTTACGCAATTTAATTTTCAATGAAGAATACTCGCGCAAGGTTATACCTTTCATTCAACCAGATTATTTTGAGCAAAAGACCGAGAAAATCATTTTTGAAGAGACTGTTAAATTTATTGCCAAATACGGTACTTCGATTACACTGGAAGCACTGAATATTGAGTTAGAATCCAGAACAGATCTTAACGAAACTGAAATCAAAGAGATTCGAAATACATCAAAATCGTTTAATGATTTTCCAGTCGATCTTCAGTGGATGTTGGATACCACAGAAAAATGGTGTAGAGACAGAGCAATCTATCTTGCTCTAATGGAATCAATTCATATTGCCGATGGAAATGATGAAAAGAAAAATCGTGATGCCATTCCAAGTATTCTCTCGGAAGCACTTTCTGTAAGTTTCGATGATAATATTGGACATGATTATTTTCAAAATTATGAAGAACGATTTGATTATTATCATCGAAAAGAGAACAGAATTTCTTTTGATTTAGATTATCTCAATAAAATTACAAATGGCGGTCTTCCTAATAAGACATTAAATATTCTTCTTGCTGGCCCTAATGTGGGTAAGACATTGGCAATGTGTCATATGGCATCCTCATTTTTACTTCAAAATAAAAATGTTCTGTACATTACATTAGAAATGGCAGAAGAAGAAATCGCAAAAAGAATCGATGCCAATATCTTGGATATTTCAATTAATCAATTTGAGGCATTACCTAAAAGTGCATTTGAAACTAAAGTGAAGAAACTTTTGAATAAGACTCAGGGTAATTTGGTAATTAAACAATATCCTACTGCATCGGCACATTCTGGTCATTTCAAGGCACTTATAAATGAACTTCAGTTAAAGAAATCATTTAAACCCGATGTAATTTTTATTGATTACCTGAATATATGTGCATCCAGTAGATTCAAATCGAATTCCAATGTGAACTCTTATTCTTATGTTAAGAGTATCACAGAAGAAGTTCGTGGTATGGTTGTAGAACTCAATGTCCCACTTATAACAGCGACACAAACAACAAGATCTGGATTCTCATCTTCTGATATTGAATTAACAGATGTATCTGAAAGTTTTGGTACTGCTGCAACCGCTGATCTTCTTCTTGCTCTTATAAGTACAGAAGAACTCGATAATATGAATCAGATCATGATTAAACAACTTAAGAATAGATACTCTGATAAATCTGTAAACAAGCGTTTTGTAATTGGTATTGATCGATCTAAAATGCGTCTCTATGATGTTGAACAAAATGCTCAAACAGATCTAGTTGACTCTGGACAAGAAATCGAGTATAATGATCATGAAAACAAAAAACTCAAAAAAACATTCGAGGGATTTAGATTTTAATGGAACAAGCAAAACATGTGAATTTTGATAAATACGCCGAGTTTGTTGATGCCGTTACAAGTGATGCATCTAAAGAATTCCTTGCTCTTGCAGATCGTCTTGTTGAACTTGATGAGAAAGGTGCAAATATTGAACGACTTCTGACTGCGGCTGTTGGTATTAATGCCGAAGGTGGTGAGTTCATGGAAATTGTAAAGAAAATGGTCTTTCAAGGTAAACCATATAATGAAGATAACCGTGATCATCTGATTATTGAACTTGGTGATATTATGTGGTATGTTGCTCAGGCATGTATGGCACTAGGAGTAACTCTTGATGATGTAGTTTCTAAAAATGTTCAAAAACTACTTAAGCGTTATCCTGAGGGCGCCTTTGATGCATATTTTTCCGAAAACCGTGCTTCCGATGATCGATGAAAAAAGTAACAATTAAAATGGATGTTCGTTCTGCTGCTGCAGTTCGTCAAATTCTTTTTGAATCACAAAAAGGGTATACTTATGATGAAGTGAGTGTTCCTCCACGAATTTCTGATATTCGTGCTGTTATTCGAGATATTGATGATAATATCGGTGCAGTTCTTGGTGCCTAATAAATACTTTAAAAAATGTCTTTGATAGGAAAAAAAAGAGGAAGAGCAATTACGAGAAGTCAGTTTGAAGTTTTTTTGAAGAGATTCGTAATCTTTCTAAAAAGAGAACTTCGTCTTTCTTATGATATTCCGATTATTCTTGTGGATGATGTTGAATTTGCCAAAAAGATTACTGCATTTGGTGAAATTTCTAATAAGAATATAATTCATATCAGTATCATAAATCGTCATCCAATGGATATTTTCAGAACCGTTGCACATGAATTTGAGCACTATAAACAACATATAGAAAAAGGAATTCATCACAGAAGTTCTCATGCCGGAAGTCCTACTGAAAATCAGGCAAATGCAAAGGCAGGTGAATTACTCAGAAAGTATGGAAATTTGCATCCAGAATTATTTGAACTAACTTCAATTCGCTAATTAAAAGAGTGTTTTTTGACACTCTTTTTTTAATATTCATAAATAACTGAAGAATAAGAGTAATGTAGACACTTATAAGTGTAAGTATAGAGAGAATGAAAACTTTTCTTCAGTTTATTACCGAGGCAACTGGTGCATCTGTTCAGGCAAAAAGACTTGGACTTGTAGGCGATGGTCATGGTGGTTGGTATAACAGAGCAACAGGAGAATTTGAGGCAAAGACTGTTGGAGGGCAATTAAAATATTATAATAAGAGACAAATTATTGGTGGTAAGGATCCAAAGCAAGGTGAATTTGAGAAAAATATTCCTCTTGGATCCGCATATCCAACTCCACCACAACAACAGGTTCCAGTTCAGGCGCAACAACAAGAACTTCCACCTCAACAAGAAGTCCCTCCACAACAGGAACCTTTACCTCAAGAAGAACCTATTCCACAAGAACCTCCAGTATTTACTCCACCTCCTGTTGAAAAAACAAAAGGTTCTTTGACAATTGCATTTGGAAGATTTAATCCTCCAACAATTGGACATCAACAGTTGATGGATACTGCGGCAATGATATCTCAAGAGGATGGTAGTGATTATATTATTGTTCCATCAAGAAGTTTGGATAAAAAGAAAAATCCATTAGATCCAGATACAAAAATATCTTTAATGAGAAGAATGTTCCCGGATCATAGTGAAAGAATTGTTAATGATCCTAATTGCATTACAATTTTTGATGTTCTTAAAAGAGCACACAATGATGGATATTCAAGTATTAGAATTGTTGCGGGTTCTAGTAGAGTAAAAGAATTTGAAAAACTTGCCAATAATTATAATGATCAATTATATCAATTCGATTCAATTGAGGTTATTCCCTCAGGAGATCAAGATCCAGATGGTAATGGAATGGATGGAGTATCTTCATCAAGGTTAAGACTTGCCGCAGCAGAAGGTGATTTTATAACTTTTAGAGCAGGACTTCCTTCAACAATCAAAAACAAAGAAGCAATTCAATTATTTGATATGGTTCGTCAAGGAATGGGTATTCAAGAAATTCAACAGGAGGGATATAACACTTGGGAAATTGCACCAAAATATGATCAACAATCTCTTCGTGAAAATTATGTGAATGGTAGAATTTATAAAGTTGGAACATTTGTTGAAAATTTAAATACTGGTCTTAATGGAAGAGTTATTCGTAGAGGTACAAATCATTTAATTTGTGTAACCGAAGATGGTATTATGTTTAAGTCCTGGATTAAGGATGTAAAGGAATCTTATTCAGAAAGACATATGGATAATATGATGAGACTTCCTGGAAAACCAAATACTTTAGTGGGGACACTAGGTGCATTTAAATATGCCTCCATGATGACTCCTGGTGCAATTGGAATGGGTGCAGAAAATCTGCAAGTAGGTGGAACACCTTATGGTATTAATTTCATAAATAAAAAAAGGAAAAAGTAAAAAGTATTAATTCTTCTCATGAAAAAGAAGCATATTGCAGAGGATCTTCCTTCTAGACCTCATCCACAGGCATCACTCTCTTCACAATCAAAACCAAGTGGTGGTGGAGAAAGAGATGCGAAAAGAGGATCTGAAAAAGACGGTGAAAGCACTCCTGATAAGAGAATTCGTCAGGCAGTTTATGATATTAAATACCGTGCAAGAAGAGAGAATGTACCTCTTCGTACCGCATATTCTCAATATATGCAAAACAGTTCAATGAGTGAAGTTGAAAAATCTGAAGTCAGAAAAAGAC